GGATAAACACCAAACTTTTTTCTTTTAGATTCTGCTGTGGATAATCTAAATGGTTTGTTTAATTTAACGTCTTTACCTCTATAAGTAGCCATTATTTCCTATTATCTAATCTTTCGTTAACTATTGCTTTACATACTGGGCAAACATAAACATCTTTTATTTTCTCTACGAGATACACCTTACAAACGACACATATTTTTTTAGGCTTTTCCATAACATAATCATCATTTTCTTTTTCTTTTACTCGCCCTTGAAATTATATCTTTGTCAAATGTTCCACTTCTACCTCTACTAATTAGCTTGTTTACTCTAGCCATTGCCCAAGCTGACATTGGGATTCTAGGTCTTGAACCCGCAGAAAGAAACGCACCTTGACCCCTACGAAAACTAGCCTTTAAATCAGCTAAATTAAAAAGTTTAGATTTTTTAGCTTTTGCTCTTAATGTTGCTAACGTCTTTGCTGATAATGGTTTTCTTCTAACTGCCATTATGTCCTATTCCTTCTTTTCAATAATGATAAAGGTATTCTAGCACCCGCTTTGTATAACTTGCTTATTTGTTTCAATAAGTTTGCCCTAGCATTTCTTTCAGAACCTTTTAATCCAGATAAATATTTTTTAGGTATTTTGGTTTTTTTATCTTTTGGTACTTTACGTTTCTTCGCCAACTGTTTGACCTTCTATTTCTGTTGTTTGGAATTGTCCTCTAACTGTTCTAACAGCATCTATTTCATCATTAATAGTTTTCATTGTTTCATTATCGTCTATTACTGCTTCTGCTATTTGTTTATCTATTTCTTTGTTAAATGTTTCGGATTTAATGCCACTAGCTTTAGCCATTTGTAAATATTGTAGATCGTTTGCCCAATCTCTAATATCAAATGTATCTGGGTAGTTTATAGAACCATCAAACTGTTTATCTTGCCATCTAGCAAATAATCCCCATATTTGTTCTTCGGCATTTTCTAAATAATCAGCTTTTTCTGATAATCTGGCATTTAATAATTGAAATTCAGTTTGTAATGCAATTCCACTAGCTATCTGTGTACCTGTTGCCCTTACTGAACCCATGTGGGTTATTCTATCAATAGCATCAACTTTGTTTTGAATACATTTCATTATCCCATCTAGGTTTTGACCGCTAGGTTGGATTATATAAGGCTTTAATGCACTATCTAAATCTTCTGGTATTTCTATTATTGCACCCGCACCCGCACTAGCTTCAACATTAGGGGTTTTAACTAAACTTGGGTGGTTTGCTAATCTAATTAACTGTTCTTTTTCAGAATAATCATTATAAATAGATTGCTGTAAATAAGCTACATCTGCTAAATCAGATATTCCTATAGGTCGCTTTGCACCTCTAAGATTATAAACATTTACTGCGGGTATCTTGCCTATTGGGTTAGCTACTTCTTCTAATAACCTTGCATCACCTTCTTTGTATTCTTCTTGATAATCTTCTACTTCATATGTGCTAATAGTTTCTTCTGTGAATACTTTAATGATTGCTCTTTCGGTGTTTATATCTTCTACAACCATCAACATGTTTAAATAGAACCTACCACTTGCAGACCTAGCATAATTCCAGTTAACAACATTTTCTGGTGTATATATTGAAACATAAGGTCTTATATCTTGTGCTAGTTCTTCTGCTCTTGTATTTGCGTTTGATTGTGGCTTATCAACTATTACCCAACAATTACCATAAATACTTGCGTTCATTTGAACCTCACGCATTATAGTATTAAATGACCTACCATCTAAATCTGCATCTGATAAAAATGAAGTAAGTTGTTGATCTCCATCTAAAGAACCATAATTTCTAGTTGGTGGAACTCGCCATAGAAAACTTGTGTATATTTGAACTACGTTTTTACAATGGTTATCAACTGGGGTATGTCTGATTCTAGCATCATAATCTTCTGGTGATTCTAAAACATATCTATGAAGATAATAACCATTTTTATAATCATTACCCCCTAAATAACTACGAATATAAAACTCCCAGTTAGATATATTTTTATCCCACAATTCATGTTTGCTAGTAAGTGTTTCCCTGTTCATCAACTCCACCTTTTAGGAAGGCTTGGTGCAAAATTCCTTTTTAGCGGGTATAGATATTCTATTAAATAACCTAAAGCATCATTCATGTGATCGTAACCGCTATCTTTTTCTGGAATATGTGTACCTTCCTTATAAATCTGTCTTTCTATGCTTTTGATCGCATTTTTACAGAATTTCACAATAAATAAGCTATTTTTTCCATTTACGTTTTTTAGCTTTGAATTTACTGCGTTTATCCTATCCCTTACTAAAGGTGCTGTACTTCTACATCTTACATCAAAACCATTATTTTTCAATATAGATAAATCAGTTAATCCACCCGCAGAAGTTTTTCTTTGTCTAGCTGATGGGTCTGGGTAAACAACTATCTGTTTATTTTTATATCTGGTTTTAATCTCATCACACATTTCATTAGTATTACTGCTATATATTTGTATCTCATCTATAACAATAATTCTATCATTTTCTATTATAGTAACTACAGCACTCATAGGGTCTACGTTAAAATCTAAACCTATATGTAATACTGGACTATCCTTAGTATATTTTTCAATTATGTTTTTATCTCTACTAAAATTGTAATATATCATTCCAGAATAGTTTACAAATGTGGCTTCGTATTCCTGTTGAAATGTCCTTAAATCTAAATCCTGTTTAGCCTGTTCTATTTCGTCTTGTGTAACCTGTTCACCTTCTAGGGTTGTATATTGAAAACTTTGCCAATCTTTGTTCGTTTCACCCATCTTATATAGATCATATGACCAGTTCCCAAAACCTCTAGGACTACCACAGAATAACGCATGACCTTTTGTATCTGATAATGTAGGTCTAAGAACCTCATACCATGCTTCTTTACTTACGTCTGCGAACTCATCAATACATAAGAAGTTTAAACCAACACCCCTAAGAGATTGTTCATTATCACTTCCCCTAAGTGTTATCTGGCTATTATTTTTGAGTGTAATAGTTAAATCACTATGGTTTATGCTTTTAACCCATTTGTGATAAATCATCTTTTCTTTTAATACACCCCAACATATAGCTTTAGCTTGTCTATAACTGGGTGCAACATACCAAACCTTTTTATTAGGTTGACTAGCAAACTTAGCTAATTCATTTACTGCTAGATAGGTTTTACCAAACCTTCGCCCAGTAATTAAAACTCTAAATCTTGATTTATCCTGTATTACATTCTTTTGCGGGTTTGTTAATGGCATTATGCTTCATCACCCCATGAATCCCAACCTAGTTTTCTATCTCTTGCAAACATTTCTAGTTTTGGTGATGGACTCATTTCATCAACTAAATCAAAAAAACAAAATGGTTTTTGTGAATGTTTTCTTGGTGCATTAGTGCTAATCCAATTTAATTTTCCACATTTTAAAAACTTTTGCATTGGTTTACCAAAAAATCCTAATAAACAAAATTCTGTAGCAAATTTATAAGCAAAATTAGGTGTCATTCCATTATGTTTTGTCCAAACAAGTGTTAAATGATAATTTACACCCCAACTTTCTAAAACATCAAATGTTTGTCTTAAAAACTTATTAGTTGTCCAACAATAAACATGACAACCTAAATTAGCTATTTTATTTAATTGTATTTGTTTTATTTCATTCAAAGACATTGTTTTATAATCAAGTTTTTCTGCTTGTTTTTCCCTTTTAATATTTTTCCCAGACATACTTATATTTCATGGTGGGTCTAAAACTATAGTATTATATTTTTTATTGGGTAAATCCATTAATCAGCAGACCATACTAAAGGTTCATCTAATTCTGTTTGTTCTATCTTATCCTGTTGACCTAAAATATTCTTTCCTAAGAATATCAGCATAGCAACATTACCTTTTTCTGCTGAATCCCATTGTAACTGTCTTAGCCTTGTTTTTCCAGATGCCCTTCCTTTTCTTGTAGATTCGGAATAACTCTTTCTGATAAGGCTTTCATCACAACCATAAAAATCAGCTATTTCTACGTTACTACAACCATATGATGCTAGTTTGAAAACTTCTTGTGTGTCGATATTATACTTTTTTGGTCTTGCCATTCCTATTTACCCCATAGTTAGGTAATTAAGATTTATCTAAGTTTTTTCTAAAAATCTACTAAATATTATTATTATTACTAAATTCGGCTTGATTTAAGAGCCATACAGTAGGGGTAAACAATGTCTATGGTATGATTACACCCTTAAATATAACAATTAATTAAGATAAAAAAAGGGCTAAGAAACAAATCCTAGCCCAAGCATCATTAAGTTGTAATGAAGCCCTTCACATTTATTATTATATTCATTATTAAATATGGTGCAACTATTATCGTCAATTATTCTAAACTTTCTACAAACTTTGCGTTAGCATAATTATAACCTCTATTCTTTGCGGTCATTCCAGATGGTTGAACTTCTTCTTTTTTGTCTTGATTAAACTTAACCCCCAAATAATAATTCATGTAATCGTTTTTTTTAACTTTGCCTATTCTGTCTTTTTCAGCAAGTTCATCTGATACATCAACAAATCTATCTGTTTCTTTGTATTTTTTTTTATAGTTTCTTTCTTTTATTTCTCTAAATATTTCTTTTAGATCATAATAACTATTTTTAATTTTGCTTTTGCTATACATTATTATCTCCAATTTTATATTCTTTTATTAATTCTAACAGTTTTAGACCATCATCAAAACCTTTTTTGTAATATGCTGATGAAGTATTTCTAGGGTCTGGCTTTTGGTTTAATATTCCATCAAATATACCATCTTTGTAAAATGTTAGGTATGTTGCCCTTTTTCTTTCTAATGGTTTTGTTATGTCTATTACATTCATATTAATCTCCAAAAAATTCTAATTGTTCTTTATCATTTATTATTATGTTTTTGTTTTTACTATTTATTAACTTATAAACGTCTTTTTCTGTTAGT